CACTAGGATTGCAACCAAATGATTTTACGATACTAATCCAGTCTTTGTGTTTGTCATACGCTAGTTCTAAAAGTGTTTTCATTTATTCGGTGTTAATTTTTTAGGCACATAATATTCTAATGGGTCATATATCTCGCCGACTACAAAAGGTAGTCCATATTCATTTATACTAAAGCTAAACGTATCAAAGGCATAACCCCTAGAACGTTTACAGCTCACTGTTATCCAATCTTTGTTGACTGTGTTTTTTTCTAGTTGTATTTGTGTTTCTGTTTTCTTTTCTAGGAATGAACCTAAATGACCCGTAGGCTTGTCGCTTCCATAATTACTATGTATTACCGTAACTATATGACAATTAAATTTAGCACTCCATTCCATTATTTTTTGCACACATAGATTTGATTCCTCTAAATTATTAACGTCCGAAACCAGGTCAGCAATTCCATCAATTACCACAAGCCCGTTTTTATCTCCGTTTTCTTTTAACACATATTCTATAAATTCCATTCGTTGTTTATAGCTTATAGTTCTTAGGGCGTATGTTTGATAACAACCTAGTTCTTTTGTGTTAGCCATATCTTGCACCCTTTTAAAAACACGTTGTGAATGCCAGTGTCCCTGCTCGGTATCAAAATGAACTAAACACTTACCCTCTCGGTGTCCTCTTATGTTACCCCCAAAATTATTACCACCGCTTAAATATACGGATGCTAAAAGAGATATAAAGAAGGTCTTACTCGTCTTAGGTGGAGCTTGTACGAAGCTAAAGTTTCCATAAGTTCCAATAGGTATTGGAAAGGTTATATCCCCTCCTTTTGATTGTATTGTTTTTTCCCCTAAACTCAATGCAGTTGGTGGGTACTCCATAACTTCGGTAGTGTCAATTGAACACTCCTCTTTTATGAGTTCCATTAGCATATTTTGTGTAGTTTGTTCCTCTGTCATATTTATTTTATTTTGTCTTTTGTTTTATAAAGGTATAAAAAAAAGGGGCAATTAAGCCCCCTTTCTTAAAAAAAAATTAAAATGGCAATCCATCTGATTCTACTTCTTGAGCTACTTGCTCTTGTTGTTCTTGCTTTTCAGCATTCACAATAGTTCCATTATTCCAAACAACCTTACCATTACCTAAGTAAGTTTTTTGTTTTTTGGCTTCCCGTTCCTCTTGTGATTGACTAACAAAAATACCAGTGTTGTTACCGTATCTTGTTTCATCATTTACACTCATCGTCAGGTTAATATAGACAGCTCCGTCCTTACCTGCGATAAACTTCTCTTTTGGTAGCTTTGCTACGTTTAAACTAAAATTAATTAATGCACTCATTATTTATAAATATTAAAGGGTTTTAAATTCTGTTTTTGGTCTTTTAAATGATTCGGATTCGTCCTCTCCAAATACTCCTAATTCATAGAAGCCTGTTAATTTAAGAACAGCCCTACTCATAGCACGTTTCTCTGCCATTTCAGCAACGTAATAACTATTAGTTGTACCGTCTTTATAGTTAGCACCTTTTAAAGCACTACCAAAGGTTTCTATTGTTGTTGCACCTTTACTAGCAATAGCTTTAAATACTGCATAGATTGGTTCGCATCTTATAACATCATAATTAATAAATATCTTTTCAATAGCCTGGATTTTATCAATACCCTGTCTAGTGATAATTGTGAAATTTTTATGTTTAAAAAAATCATCTTTTTCTAAATTATACTTTTCGTATAAGTCTTTTAATTTTTGCTTATTCATTTGTGTGGTTTAAATATTCTACTTCTAATATTGATTCTAAAAATTTTACTCTATTTTCTAACGCTTGTACTCTAGCGTTTAAATAGTCGATAGTGTCTGTTGAGGCTGCCCGTTTAACATCTTCACTATAAGTCATTAGTTGAAATAATTAAATGGACTGTTGCTGTTAAATAATGCGTTTAAGTCTAATACGGTTTCGTATCTAAGGTTTAAAACATCATTGTTGCTTTCTAAAATAGTTGATACTTGACCAACTAGTGTCGGGTACTTTTGATTTTTAACCTCCAACAACTCTTTGTAGTGTGGTTTTAATCTTTTTAATAAATTCATTTTGTCTTTGTTAAAATTAATAATACACAAATTTAACGAAATAAAATTGATATATACAAATTATAAACAAACTTTTTTTCTAAAAACAAAAAAAACCACCCTTTTGAGGTGGCTTAATTTGACTGGTTAGCAGTCTAAAACAAAAAACAAAGACTATACAAATATAACTTATTTATCTAGTTCATCAATCAATTCTTGATACTTAGTTATTAACATTTCTAAATCTATATTATCGTACTTAACGGTCTTTTTAGCCTCTATATACATTTCATCCGCTAGACCCTCTTTTATTTTATCTAGGTTCTTAGCAAATTTATATTGTTCTCCGTATCTAAAAACATTACAGCCCGAACACTGAACCTGACAATTATCTTCGTGCCATCTAGTCGCATAGTGTTTACGTGATTGAAAATGTCCGTTTTGTAGTTTCTTCCAATGGTCTTGCTTACCACAAGTAAAGCATTCAGCAATATCATTCTTAGCATATCTACGCCTTATATATATACTAAAAACCTTATCAAGTTTTGCTACAAGCCTTTGTCTTTTGGTTTTTTTCGCCATTGAATAGGGTTCAGAAGTCTTATATTTATTTTATAATATTTTTTATATTTTTATTTATCTATTTATTTAGAAATATATTTTTATATCTAAATATTTAGAATAACATCTAATAATAAATAATGCAAAGTTATATATTTATTTTCAATAAAAAAAAAGAAATATTACTTTTTCCAGTTTTTAGTTATTTTTTCAGCAGAACGCATACCAAAATAACCTCCGTAAACTAAAAGTAAAAGTGAAGATAATAAGTCAATCCAATTAGGGTCTATTTTAAAGCCCTCTAATGAACTATCTAATATTATGTATATAAATAGGGTTGCTGTTAAAAAAGCTAGTGTTAATGGTCTTATATTGCGTGTTAAGTAACTGTCGGTTTGATTGTCTGAAACCCACCTTTTAGTAGTTTCCTCCATCTCTATTCTATCAAACTTTAATTCTTCTAATAATAGTTGTTTATCAGCTTCGCTTAGTTTCTCATCAGCACCTATCTTTTGTGCTAATTTCTCTAATGCTTCAACGCCTGTTATATTACCAGCTATTTTAAGTAGCTCTGGTGCAACTTCTTTACCTTGCTTTAATAACCACCTCAAAGCATCTCCAACCCTTGTAGTGCCATTCTTATCTCTATACTTACCCATTCCAGCGTGATTTTTTCTTTCTTATATCATAATGTACAAAAGTGTCATAAAGACCAAGCCCACCCTGTAACATATGACCCATATCAATAAGTTCTTCTATTAGTTTATACACTTCTGCTGGTTTTAAACTTTGTATAGTTATATCAGCTGCCTTGCCAAAAACGTGTTGTGATGTAGATACTATTTTTCCATCAACAATTTTATGCGCTCCACCAATTTTAGCGTTATGTTCTGGACAACGATACGCACTATTGATTGTTATTGGTCTCCCTGTGTAATCTCTAAGAAACTGTAACTGTGAAGCTAGTTTTATTATGTTATCATAAACATCACAAGGCATTTCACAACCACATTTACATTCAAACTCTTCTATTTTAAAGTTCTTTGTCATTCTTTTTATGAGTATCGTATATTTTTTGAATTGTGTATATAATAGAAACTAAAAGTAATAGTAACTTTAAACTGTTTTCTATTGCTGTGAAACTTATACCTAATGTAATAGCGTTAAATAATCCTAATTTTATATCTTCAATACTCATTATATTTTATTTTCTAAATAATCAACACCCCAAAAACTATGTAAAAAGTTTTCACTTGGTGTAACGGCATACGACTTCCAACCATAAGGATGAGATTCTATTCCATCCCAAAGCACGTCAACGTGATATTTGTCGCTTAACACTGGCTCTTTAATAACATTCATATCCTCATCGTATTCGCCTTTTTCTAGTATTACATATCCTAGCTTAACAATACAATGACTATGAGTACGATATTCGTTACCATCTTCGTCAACCTCAACACCTAAAGCCTTAACCTTAGTATCTACTGCTTCCTCGTCTATAAACTCGTATTTGCCTATTTTCATATTATTCTGTTTCCACTATTTTAGTGAGTCTACCTCTGCTTTTAATTCTTGAATTGCTTTTACTAAAATCGGTACAAGTTTCCCGTAACTCATCTCTAGCTTGTCTTCGTTCTCAGAATAAACTAATCTTAAAGTATCATTATCTAATTCTTTAACCTCTTGTGCTATAAAACCAAAGTCTTTTTTTCCTTTGTTTGATGAGTAAAACTCAACATCTTCAGTAACAACCTCGCCGTCTTCATCAAGTGATATTTCTCCGTTTTCATTAAAAACTGGTTGTTTTCTTGTTTCAGCTCTGTTATCCCAAACAAACTCCCTCGGTTGTAAGCTATCAATAAAATCTAAACCGTATTCTAAATCTTTTATATCTGATTTATCTCTCTCATCAGATAAAGAAGTTATCGTTGTTACAGCACATCTTAAAGTTGAAACACTTGAATCTCCTAAAGTTATTTCATTACTAATAGTGTTAACACTTGGTGCGCTATTTGAGCCAATTAAAGTGTTATTAGTTCCAGATGATAAATTTTCTCCGGCTTGATAACCAATAGAAGTATTATTATTACCAGTAGTTTGTTTTAAACTATCAGCGCCTACAGCAGCATTAAAATTACCGTTATTAGCGTTTCTTCCGCTATTGCTACCAACATACACGCTAAAAGAAGCTGAAAAATTTGAAGCTGAATTACCAATTCTAACATTGTTTCCACCGCTAGACGCGTATCTTCCAGAGTTGTTACCTATACTAATATCAGAACTTTTTGATTTTGCTACATTGCCAATAGAAATAGCATTTGTACCATCTGCAAATGCAGAGCTTCCAATAGCGACACCATCTGCACCGTTTGCCTCACATTGAGGGTTTGTGCCAGCAAAAGGAGAATCCACCCCTAAAGCTATTGACCTAGTACCAGAAGCTATCGCAGCGTTTCCAGTAGGATTTAAACTTCCATCAGAAGCCATTGAATCAGAACCTGTACCAGATACTAATCCAGCTCCACCGCCACCGCCAGCGTCAGCAAATGTAAAAGAACCAGAACCGTCAGTTGTTAAAACTTGACCGCTAGTTCCGTCTGCTCCTACATCGTCTAAATCTGTAAGCCCTAAACTTACTACTCCTGTTTGTGTGTTTACGCTATCTACTGGAGCTGCTGGCACTAAATTTGCTGGGTCAATACGGACGTTATCCGTTCCATCATAACCAACCACAAAATCAACATTTGCTGGGTCAGTTTTTACTGTAAATTCACTAAATTTTTTATTTGCCATTTTTTTAAATTTATTCTATTATTATATATTCGTTTTGTTCTGTTTGTAAAAAGTCGCCATTCTCTGCTAATACCTCAAAGAAAGGTGTTGGTGTAGGGTCTGTATAAGGATAGTAAATGCTTCCCCATCCGCTTACTGTTGGATTACCCCACCAAGTTGTCTCGTATATTTTTCCCCAGTTCATTATATTGTTGTTAATTGTTTTGCTTCCGCTTCTGTTAATACTCTATCGTAATATCTTGCTTCGTTTATAAGTCCAAAAAAACCTAGACTTCCTAAATTGTTTTCGTTAAATGAAAAAGCATTTAATCCTGTTGGAACATCCCCAGCAGTATCAGTACTTAATAAAACTCCGTTGTGATAAAATTTAAACTCATCATTTCTATATGTTATAGCTAGTTTATTTCTAACATCAAAATCGGCTGTTACATAATGTTGAGCAACTAGCGAGCCAGATGACTGTATAAACATTCTAAATTGAGTGTTATTGCTTTCTTTACCAATAACTAATCTATCTGATGTTGATGAGTCTGATATTGATATTCTACCTAAACTGCTATCTTTAAAAGCTTTCTCTAAATCAACAAACATAGTTCCTTCAATACTAGAAAATAAAGTTGCATCACCTCCATCATCACAAACATCCTCGCTTCTTGTTATCGGATTATTTTCTGTTTTTATATAGCTAGAAGAAAATCCACTAGTGGCTAACTCTAAATATTCCAATTGTGCTCCCCACAAGTAATAGTGTTCTCCATCATAATTTTGAACGCCAAAACCATAATTCATAGTAAATGAACTTGGTGGATTGTAAACCACAGAACATCTAAGCCAACCATTTCCATAATCCTCTATATTATGACTTTCCATTAAAGAAGATGATGTTGATGAAGTTTTAGCATCTAAGTCAAAAGTAACAAAACCACTATATGTACCAAAAACTCTTATCTCAAAATTAGATACGTTTATTTTTTTTACAAATACAGATATAGCGTATAAATCATCAAAACTTACAGAATAACTATCAAAAACATAACTAGTAGTACTTCCATTGCCAACTAAAGTATCTGCTGTTAAAGTTCCATCAGGTGCTACCGAAGTATTTGATGTCATAGTACAATTAGATTTACCCCAAAGAGCATTTGAAAAATCTTCGCTATAAACTTGTAAATTACTGGATTCTTTTTCTAATAGTAAAACAGGACAATCTCTGTTTAACCAATCTAATCTAGGGACATTATTACCAACGGTTTCAATTAAACCATCCCTTGTAACCCTAGTTCCAGGCGAAGCACGACTAAAGTCAAAATCCCCATCGCCACTATTAGGCAATATGGAATAAACCTTACTTGTCTTATATCCGCTTGGTATTAATGCTAACTTTGGATTTTCCATTATTTATCTTTCCACGTTTTATAGCAAATTGCTATTGCTTGTTGTTTTTTATACTCCTTTCCTATACTCGCCACACATCTCATCATAAATTCGTTTTGCTTCTCGTTGGCTTTTGGTTTTGGTATCGGCATTAATATAGGATTTTAATTTTTTTAAATTTATTGTTTTTACTTTATATCTCATAAAACCCAACCATTAAATGTTGTATCTCTATCGGGGCTAATATCATCATTTGTATTACTTGTATATTCAGGAAACAAAGATTGATTAAAGCACATATAGTCAACAAATCTAGTAGAGTAATAGTTTGCATACTCTCTAGCTTTACCAACTAAATAATCTACTTCGTTTTTATTAACCGTTTCAGCAGTTTCGCTTGTGTGTTTGTAAATGCCACCTTGTTTTATTTGATACGCTGCAAAAGGAATATAGTTAACCTGTGCAAACCATATCAACATCGGTTGTATATAATCTTGTACTAATGTTAAATAATCGCCTGTTAGCGTTCCATTTTCTATGTCAGTACTTATTCTATTGTACAAGTCCGTACCTGTTAGGTTTCTAATATCTATCTCTTGTGCGATTTTGATAAATTGTATAAACTTATTCAAATCAACATTCCCGTCAATTATAGAGTTTCTAACTAAATCAGTTCTATTTATAAATAACGCTGTTGCCATATTAATTTTTGAATTTCATTTTATTCCAGTATTCAGCAGTATAACCTTTATACTTCATATCCTTTGGCGCAACTGGTACTTTTTGAGCATTTTTAGGTGCTTTAAACCCTTTGCTTTTAGCTTGACCACTTGTTATCTCACTACGTTTACCGTCTTTTATTTGGTATGTTTTTCTAAACCATTTATGGTTGCATCTCGCTCCGCCTTTCCAAAGCCAGACCGAATACGTATCTGAACCACCCTTGCCAAAACCTGCATTAACTACTTTATCACTCATAGCCACGATGTCTTCTTTACGATATACCTTTTTGGCGCTTACCATTTTAGAACAAAACTGTCTTGAAGTAGCCTTTGTTCTTTGTGGTGCATACATATATCGCACTAAAAATTCAACACCTTTTTGGCTTTCTTGTTTAGACTTACCGTCTTGTTCACTTTTTGAATAAGGTCTAGCCGTACCAGTACTAACAAAATTCCATATTTTAGATAGTACCGTCTCATCTTTTTTAGTTTCTTCGTTTAGGTCGTTTATTACACCGTCTAACTCATCGTCTAGTTCGTAATTAACTTCGCTTTCATCTACTACCTCATATTCTTTTAGTAGTTCTTCTTCATCTTGCCCTAAATCAATTAAAACATCTGCAATATCACTTCCTAGTTCATCGGGTAAATCTTGGCTTAATTTTACACCAGTTTCCTCTTCTTTAGTTTCCTCATCCTCTACATTGGATAAATCAGTGAATTCAAGAGGTTGTAGTGTCTTAAAATAAAGTTTTAATGATATACCATTATAAGCTAAAATACTATCAAATGCATCTATTAAAAGTGTCTGAAATGGTCTAATAACAGTGTTATCCATAAGTATAGATGCGGTTTTTAGTTCATCCGCATTATTTCCCAACCCGCTATTATCTTTAATTCCTAAAAGCATTGGACTAACAACCCTATGTGCTACCATTATCTTTTTAGAACTTTCGTCAGATAAAAATTGGTATTGGTTATGCGCATCGCTTAACTGTATTGGTTCAATAGTTGCAGCACTTTCAGGGTTATCGTTGAACGCAAGGATGAATTTACCCGCATTGCTACTTCCCGAAAACTTGGAATATATACGGTTTTCTAACATTTGGCGTTCCTCTGCATTTGGAGTACCATTGTTAAAGTTGATAAGCATTGACGGAGCTAATCCGTTTAGTATATTATTTAAGTGGTAGTTTGATATTTCCTCTTCTAGTTCACTATATTGTAAACCACCTGCATAATCAGGACTTGAGTAATACTTATATCCTGCTCTGTATGGTTTTACATATACTATTTCTATTGATTCATTAGAACAACCAAAAGCAGGTATTCTAGTGCAATCTTTTGCATTCTTAACTTTACTCCAATTATCTGAATAATAATAAGCCTCAATCTTTCCTTTTTCGTTACACTTTTCAGCTCTTAAATTCTCTACTGGTATATGCTCAACTTGTGCTATTGTTTTTCTATCCTTAGAATAAATAACTTGCATTGAACATTGCCCCATTAATTTTAAGTCGTAACATAATTTTCTTACACAATCTTTATGAAACAAAGAAATCATTTTAGCGTATTGCTCAGGCTTTTTATTAGAGTTTAATGCATCTAATCCTTTCCCGTAAATCATCTCGCTAATACCGTTTATAATAGCGTTATTTGTTGGACTACCATTGTAACGGTCTATAAGATATTGAAAGTAGTTGTTATCACTACCATAAGCCACCCAATCTTTGTTTGATTTCTCAACAATATCAGGTGTTGTATAAGTGCTTAAATTTACTATTCTTAAATCGTTCATATTTATATTATTATGTAATCATTATCATTCTGATTGTTTGGAATGTATTGATTTTCATTTATGTTATAGTATTCGTTGTCAGATTGATTAATATCTTGGTCTGTACAAAAAATAGTGTCCATATAATTAACTTTATTTTGACTATCCCAAACCTCAAGTTTATAAAATTCCCCTTCAATTAGTTGATTAGTTGGACTTAGTGAAAAGTCTAACTTTAAATAATTACCATCTATTGAAATACTAGAAGGAATTGTTGTAGAGTAACTATCAGCGTTTCTATCATTGTTAAGTTTTATCTCACCACCTGTAGTGTCGAATTTTCTAGGAATAACCCTTAGTGTATAAGTACCGCTTGTATTTAATATCTGCATATTAATATATAAACAAAAACAAATTATTTTGTATTGTATAAGCATAAAAAAAGGGCTATCCGTTAAGATAACCCCATTTTACAAGTAAAAGTATTAATTATGGTGTTGGTGTTGGGTTAATTGGTGTTGTACTATCATCAGTTGGTAATGTACTTACAAAAAATGGTGGTGCGGTTTCTTGCGCTACCATTGTTAATGTAAAACCTGATAAATCGCCCATAGCTGCACCTGTTACAATAGTACCCCCACTTGCATCTGCACCATTATTTTTACCAACTAAAAAACCATTACCATTGTAATCTTCTACAACAATTTGTGGTCTACCATTAGCTAATAGTTTTATTTGTTCTTGTGTTGCTACATCTAAATAAGTCAATGTTAAATTTAGTGTAGTTTCATAAAAAGTAGTTCCATTTTCTCTACTAGAATTAATAGCGGTTTCTAGGCTTGAATTGCCCTTTACTTCATATTTAAAGTATTCAACTCCTACATCTGTAGATAATGTTATCGTACCCGCACTGTCAGTTAAAGCAGCAGTAGTATCAGTATAAGGCATAAAATAAATTGCCTTAATACCACCTACTGAACTTTTGCAGGGTATTTTTCTTCCGTTAGATACTGCGCATCCCATATTTTTAAAGTGTTTTTAAATAAAAAAGGGTAGGCAGTTTCGCCCACCCCTTCTTAAAATTGATTAGTTATTTATTATACGTGTCTGTAAACGATGTCAGTAACCTGAGCATATTGTACTCCACTAGTAAATCTCATTACTACACGTACATTTTGACTTCCGTCAGTTTCAGCCATATCAATAACTCTTACTTCGTTTTGGTCGGATAAAAGACCAGTGCCGAAGAATAAGTTAGATTTTTCAGCAGCGATAATAACATCGTCAGCAGCACCACGAGCAGGAACAACTGGAATACCATCAAAGAAAAGGTTTCCTAATGATTGGTTGTTTCCTTTGTTTTCGTAA